GACTATGTGTTAGACTTGGGGATGGGTGGTCCCGCCATCTGCGAACACGGGACACTAACCAAACAAGGGGATATATGCCTACAGAAATAACAAGAGATAGATACGGTAGACCAATGATTGTGCCACCTAAAGGTGGTGCTCCAATTGCTTATACTCGTGCTACTACAATTGCCAACAGTCTTGATGATGCGTCAGCATTGACAGCATGGAAGATGCGTATGGCAGCAATAGGTTTAACAAGCAGGCCAGACTTACTGCTAGCCATAGGTGTAGCAGCAGATGATAACAAGTTAGTTAATGCATACATCGAAGAAGCAATGGATGCAGCAGGTGCTAGTAAAGCAGCAACAATAGGCACGGCCATTCACGCACTCACAGAAAAACTAGACTTAGGTTTAGACTTAGGTTCAGTACCAGACCAGTGGATGCCAGACATTAAAGCATACGAACAGGCAACAAGTATCTTAACTAATCTTTTTATTGAACAGTTCACAGTCTATGATAAGTTTAAGATTGCTGGTACACCAGACAGAGTTGTTGAGTACAAAGGTGAGCGGTTCATTGCTGACCTTAAGACAGGTCGCATTGACCACCCAAATAACATATCAATGCAGTTAGCAATTTATGCCAACGGCGTGCCGTATATGGTGGACACGGCAAGCCGTGGCACATGGGGTGACATCAACAAAGATAAAGCAATTATAATTCATGCCCCAGCAGGGACAGGAACATGCAAACTAGTATGGGTTGACATCAAAGAAGGATGGAAAGGTGTACAGTTTGCAATGAAAGTAAGACAGTGGCGCGACCAGAAGGGTCTAGCCACTCCATTTGAGCAAGGAGAAGATAGTGCCTAGCACAGAAGCACCAATCAGTATCACAGTAAAAACACCAGCAGGTAGCCTAGTAACAGTCCGCGCAGAAAGCGGAGATGAACTAGACAATGTCATTGCATTATCAGTGCATGCCATTGCATCAGCAGCACAGGAACTAGAGTCAGCAGTACGCGGTACTCCAGCCCCATCAGCACAATCAGTAGCAGCAGCATTCAATGGCAACATCATTGAAACAGGAGCAACAGTTCCTACACAAGAATATGCACAGCCAGCACCAACTCAAACTATTGGTGGGCGTAATTGTCCACATGGAAAGATGACTGCAATCCAGGGCATGGGTAAGGATGGCAAACCTTACAAGGGTTGGTTCTGTCCAGCACCGAAGGGTGCCTTTGATAAGTGCAAGAATCAATATGTCACAGTCCAGTCACCAGAGTGGAACACATTTGTTCCAGAACAGATTAAGTGAAAACACTTAGACGCTCTATAAATAAAGCAGAGGTGGGTGGCGAACCATTGCCACCTGCCTTTGCTGCATTTGAAAGGGCTGGTATTATTCTGCGTCGTGCAGAAGTAACTGTAATTGCTGGCACTCCAGGTGCAGGTAAGTCATCAGTTGCATTGTCTATCGCTGCAAAAACCAAACATCCTACACTTTATTTTTCAGCAGATACCAATGCACATACAATGGCTATGCGTTTGATTGCCATGACTGGCAAGATGACACAGACAGCAGCAGAAAGTCTGCTAAAGAATAACCCAGACAAGTCACATGAAATACTGCAACTTAACAATCACTTGTTCTGGTCCTTTGAATCTAGCCCCACACTCAAAGACTTAGATGATGAAGTCTCAGCATTTGAAACTGTATGGGGTAAGAGTCCTACTTTGATTGTTGTAGACAACCTAATGGATGTAGCAATGGATGGGTATGATGAGTTCGGTGCTATGCGTGCCGTAATGAAAGAACTCAAGTATCTAGCCAGAGATACCAACGCAGCAGTATTAGTATTACACCACACCAAAGAAGGATTCGATGGCTTTCCTTGCCAGCCGCGTAGCGCAGTGCAGGGTATGGTCAATCAGATACCAGCAATGGTACTAACAATCGGACAGATGAAACAGGGAGACGAAACATTTTTATGTGTAGCCCCAGTTAAAAATAGATATGGACGGGCTGACCAGACAGGCAGTAACTATGTTACTCTGTCATTTAATCCTGAGTCTATGTACTTAGAAGATGTAGCAGTTAGATACCAACAGGAAGGAATTATAAATGCCTAAGTATAGAGTTACATACTCACAATATAAAGTAAAAGTTATTCGTGCTTCTTCATTAGCAATAGCAGAAGAGCGTGCAAAGAAAATGGAAACAGGCAGATGGGAACTAACGGAAGTTAGGGACGAGCCACAAGAATGAGTACAGCAGCCAAGCGTAAAGGCAGCAAGGCAGAAGCAGATGCTGTCAAGTGGTTAAAGGTCAATGGCTTTCCATATGCAGACCGCAGAATCGCAGGAGCACAACTAGACAAAGGTGATATCAGCGGTGTGAATGGAGTGACCATCGAGGTTAAAGACCACGTCCGCATGGACTTGAGCGCTTGGGTCAAAGAGTTAGAAGTAGAAATTAAAAACGACAACGCGTGGACTGGGACAGTTCTACATAAACGCAAAGGTAAGTCAGATGTTGGTGAATGGTATTGCACAATGCCAGCCAACATTTGGCTAGCCCTTATCAGAAAGGCAATGGGTGAAACATAGTATTGCAGACTACTTAAGATATGTAGGCGCAGCCGTGCCTGCTGAGGGACACGGCTGGCGCAAAATTAAATGTCCATTTCATAGTGATAGCCATGCATCAGCAGGTATTAACTTTGAAGAAGAAAGATTCAAATGCCACGGATGTGGTGTTGGTGGAGATGTATACGATTTAATTATGCATAGGGAAGGAGGTAACTACAGTGAGGCTGTCAAGTTCGCACAGACAATTTCTCTTGCAGGCGACGCACCAATACGCAAGTCAGATTCATCTAGCAGCAGAGTATCTAGCAACACGCAATCTATCGGTCGAAGAGGCGCAACGCTTTCATCTTGGAGTGGTAAAGGACGCTCTTCCAGGTCATGAACAGTACACAGGTAGACTAGCAATACCATACATAACACCATCAGGTGTAGTAGATATTAGATTCAGAGCGATAAATAATGCTGACCCAAAGTATATGGGTATGCCTGGTGCTAAGACCAGCATGTTCAATGCACAAGTAGTTCTTACTGCATCAGATTATATCTGTGTGACAGAAGGAGAAATAGATTGCATTACTTTAAGTGTAAAAACAAATCATCCAGCCATAGGTATTCCAGGAGCCAACAACTGGAAACCATTTTACTCTAAGATATTAGATGATTTTGATACAGTAATTGTATTAGCAGATGGTGATTCAGCAGGTATGGATTTTGGTAAGAAGGTTAGTCGAGAGTTAGGTAATGTTAATATAGTTCAAATGCCAGAAGGGCATGATGTTAATAGCATAGTAATGCTAGAAGGAGCGGAGTTTATAAATGAACGAGTCCGAAAATGCCTTTCTGAATAATGGTGAGGAAGTATGGGATTTTATTAGAGAACATCCTAGGTACATAGGCATACCAATCTCTAACAACAAAGGACTAGACATCCTTAACGCATTACGAGATGTATGGGTAGCAAATAAAACAAGCCAAGAAAAAGCAAACAGTATGTTAACTATGCTGGCAGCCGTGTTAGTATCAGCAGAGGCGGGACATGGAGATGAAATTGTAGAAGAAGTATTAGTACAAGAAGCAATGATGGACTTTGAGGAACAGGCTAAGGAGATACTAAATGAAAGACCTGAATAATTTTGAAGATATTTTAAATGAACTACGCATAATTATGGTGCGTAAGCATCAAGACTACGGCCCGTTTAACATAGCCAATGCTCCAGGTGGTGCAATGAATGGGTTGCTTGTGCGTATGCATGACAAGATGGCACGATTAGAAAACCTTTACTATAAAAACAGCGACACGCCCAACTATGAAAGTATTGAAGATACCTTTATTGACCTAGCAAACTATGCAATAATCGGACTATTAGTACAAAGGCGACAATGGGAAGGCGTAAAAGAAGGATAACGTGGAATACTTAGAAGAGTATGAGCCTATGGTTGTGGCTATTGCTGCCGAATACCAGCGCAAATACCCAATGACTGACCAGCAAGATATACAGCAGGTGCTGTGGATATGGTTCGTTAGTCACCCAGTTAAGTACAAAGAGTGGTCAGCACTGCCAAGAAAAGACAAGGACAAACTCATAGCCAAGTCTCTTCGCAATAAAGCAATTACTTATTGTGAACGCGAAAAGGCACGGACGGTTGGCTATGAGTTGCTTGACCTTTACTACTACGATGCATCTGTTATAGAAGCGTTCTTACCATCAATCATTGCTGAGTCGTATGAGATTCCAACTAAGATTAAAGACCTTAACTTTAAGTTCAACAAGTCAGAGGCTGCCAATGATGGCAACAACTGGCTAGTGCTTAGGTCTGATATCGCAGCAGCATATTATAAACTGTCAGAAGCAAAGCAGTTTATTCTTAAAGTCAGGTTCACAGTGGACAATGTCGAGTGGAGTGAGACTGCAAAAGAATTAAATACAACACCAGATGGGGCACGTATGAAAGTTCAAAGAACTATTGCATCCCTTATTAGAAACTTGGGCGGATGGAAGCCACAGCCTGATGATGATTTAGTAGAGGCAGATGATGACGAACGAGGAGAATGATGTTGTCAAAGAAATTCGAGAGTTACTACATCCAACGGATTACACACACGCTATGGATTTGCGAGGAGAATCTATTGGAGATGTTTGCGTGTGTGGAGGGGATGTATTTCATGCGCTTGTTGCGTTTGACGAAGGCGAACTATGCTTTTATTTCCTTGATGGAGAGTGCGTTAACTGTGGCTCAATGGTCACACTCCCTTACCCAAAGAACGAAGACTTTATCTAATGCCACTATTTGATTTTAAATGCACTTGTTGCACAGAAGTAATAGAGATTAGCGAGAATATTCCACCAGCCTGTAACACTTGTGGTGAAACTATGCAGCGTGTATGGTCAGCACCAGCCATCAAGTTCAACGGCACAGGCTTCTACTCAACAGGAGGATAGGATGGAGAGTTTTTTAATTGGTTTAATGATTGGTGTTCTTATTGGTAGGGTATTTGAAATGTGGGTAGATTGGAAATATAAGAAGTGACATATCCAGAATGGCATGGTACACCTAATTGCAGAAGTGTTGATTCAGAGGAGTTCTTTGTTCCTGATGGTTCAGCAACTTATAAAGAAATTAAAATGTTAAAAAGAATCTGCAATAACTGTGAGATTAAACAACAATGTTTAAATTACTCACTTAACTATGGAGTACTAGGATTTTGGGGCGGAACAACAGAACATGAACGTAAAGTTTTAAGAAGAAAACTAAACATAACTCCTGAACCACTATACTTAGGATACCCATGAGCAAACTATCAGACTTCGAC